CTACAATGGATTTAGATATCCAATTAATGGAAGCTGACTTAGTATATTACTTGGCAGGATCTGTTGGAGTAGAATACATTGATAAGAATCCATCAAGCACTCTATTCAATAACATTGACTTAATGACTAAGTTAATCCCTGCCTTTGAAAGAGCACAAACAAAAGTAATATTCTCATCCACTTCTGAAGTATATGGTGAAGGACCTTTCAACGAAGACAACGCATTAAGTATTGGTTCCCCTAATAAATTAAGATGGGGTTATGCTTGTGCTAAGTTAATGACTGAGTTCATGATAAAGGCTTCTACATTCCCATCGGTTATTGTAAGATTCTTTAATGTAGTGGGACCTGGTCAATCCGCTGATTATGGTATGGTCCTACCTAGAATGGTAGCGGCGGCAAAGACCGGACAAAACTTAATTATATATGGCGATGGCAAACAAGTTAGATCATTCTGTCACATCAAAGATGCTATTGATGCTCTTATATTATTACAAGATGCTGAGGGTATATACAATGTTGGTAATGATACCCCCTCAACAATGAATGAGTTAGCAACGGCTGTATTAAGAGAAATAGCCACAACATCTAATATGAAGTATCGACCTTATGAGAAAGATTTCTCTAAAGAACATGGTGATATATACTATAGGGTACCTGATATTACTAAGCTTAAAGAGCTCGGGTATGAACCTAAATATGATTTGAAAGATATTATAAGAGATATGTTATGAAGATAGTTTTTATATTTGCTCATCCAGATGATGAAGCGTATGGACCTGCTGGTACTATACACAAGTTAGCTAACGCTGGCCATAGTGTATCGGTGGTTGTTATGTGTAAAGGTAATAGGCCTGGTGCTGAAGAAGTATGTGATGATAGAATGGAAGCCTTTAAAAAGAGTTGTAGTTCATTAGGGGCTACAGGAACTATGTTCTTAAACAACGATTGTAAGTTAAAGTATGGAGAAACTCTTAAACAAATAGAAGGAGTTATTAACGATCTTCAACCAGAAGTAGTGTATACTCATAATATATCTGACATTCATAAAGATCATAGGTTAGTTGCAGAGTGTGTAATAGTAGCTACTAGGCCGAAGCCTGAGTCATCTATTAAAGAATTATATATGTGCGAGATCCCAGCATCTACTGATTGGGCATTTGGTCAATTAGGTGAGGCATTCCAACCTAATGTTTATAAAGATGTATCAATGGAAATATATAAGAAGCAACAGGTGATGGGATATTATGCAACAGAAGTATATGAATATCCAGATGCTAGATCAATTGAAAGTATGGAAACTTTAGCGATGTATAGAGGTAAGACTGTTGGCATGCATAGAGCTGAAGCGTTTAAGCAGGTATATCGACTCGACTAGATCCATAGAAGTCAGTGAAACCATAAGGCTTTAAAAGACCTGCATATAAACCATCTAGTTCTTCGTTGTAAGGAAAACAAAATGATGTTGGTATATAATCTAATTCTTTCTTAAACCACGCTAGCATAAGTTCTGTATCTTCTTTGATATGTTTAACCTTATCAACTAACTTAGGGATTTTAGATACATCTTTATGATAATGGGAATGGCCACCTATCTCTATACCCATATTGATTATCTCTTTGATTTGATCAATAGTCATATAGTTTTCAGTATTACCTTTAAACGCCTTTACATGAGCACTACGACAATCAATAAACTCTTCTGATTGTTTACCCCTACATATTATATTAGACGAGATAAAGAATATCTTATCATTAGGTAAGTCTTTACCGTATAGATACTGAGAGTATAGACCATCATCAAAGGTACACAATCCCTTTGGTATATTAGTGTCTTCTTTCATTTCGTGTATCATTAATACCATAATCTATCTATATCCTACCTTTCAGGCCATTCTTATATTATACACCATATATCATTTGTAATATGTATAAATAAGTAATATAGTTTAATTTAAGGGTATCCTTGAGCAAAAAGAAAGTAGCCCCCAGTGCATTAGCACTGATGAACAAGCAACACTTTGAACTACAGGATGCAGAACCACTTAACGGTAAGCAACATGAATTCTTTGCTAATTACGCCGGAGGTAAGTCCCAAGTCCTAGCAGGTTCTGCTGGTACTGGTAAAACCTTTATGACATTGTTTAAAGCATTTGAAGAGATATTAAAGGCTAAGGTTAATTACCGAAGGATAGTTATTATTCGTTCGGCGGTTGCCACTAGAGACATTGGTCATCTCCCAGGAACCTTAGAGGAGAAGCAGGCCATTTATGAAATACCTTACGTTGGTATTTGTAATGAGTTGTTTGGACGTGGTGATGCGTATGCTTTAATGAAGAAGAATGGTATCATTGATTTTATGCTTACTTCTTATGTTCGTGGTATAACTCTTGATGAGACTATTGTTATTGTTGATGAGTTTCAAAACTTAACAGCGCACGAAGCAGATTCAATCATTACTCGTTTAGGTAAGGGTTCAAAGATTATATTTTGTGGTGATACATGTCAAACAGACTTCACCAGAAACAACGAAAAGGATATTGATAAGTTCCTTGCTGTAGTAAATAGAATGCCACAATGGTTTGATATTAACGAATTTGAATCAGGTGATATTGTACGAAGTGGTATTGTTAAGGAATACATTAAGACAAAGGAGAGAATGGGATGATTAATTTTAAAGAATTAAGAGAAGCCAAAGGCAAATCTAAGAAAGAAATTAAAGAGCGCGCTCAAGACGAGTTGATGCATAGTTTAGCTAATGCATTTTATAGTGATGAGGCTAAAGATAAAGCTGTATTTGCTGAAATGGATAAACAAATGAAACGTATTGAAAAGCTATTTGGATATAAGCCTGGGTCTTGGCGTAGAGGTGGTTAATATGGAAGTTGTTACATTGTTACCATATATTAATGGCGCACTAATGATGGCAACGTGTGATTGGTCTCCTTGGATGTATTGCGTTTGATCCAAAACATAAAAGATATAAATAACTATAACATATAAAGGGATTGCCCTATGAAAGAGAAGGTAGCATCACTAGAGACTAAAATGGCTCTATTACAAAGTGATATAAATACTATTAAGAACAGGGAACCTCAATTACCAGAGTGGCTTAGAAATTCTGCAATTATAGTTCTTATGGCTATGTTTGGTCAGATTGTTACTGCGGTTTGGTGGGCGTCAAGTATGACCGCTAATTTAGAGCACATTAACAATGATGTGGGAATGAACACCGAGTTTAGAATATCATATCCAAAGATGCATGCAGAAACTATGGTAAGTTTACACGGGCTAAAGAAGGACTCAGAGCATACCGGGGCTATGGTTAAAGACATTAAAAGCAAGTTAAAATTTATTGATATAAAGGATCAAAGGGATCAAAGGAACACAAAATGAAAACACTACAACAAATAAGAGAAGCATCAGGCGACAAAGAAGCATACCAAAAGTTCTTTCAAGGGTTATTAAAGAAGTTCGGCGTTAAATCACCTGCAGAATTAGATGATGCAAAGAAGAAGGAATTCTTTAATGCTATTGAAAAGGGTTGGGAAGGTAAATCTGAAGAGCTTGAAACATATAAGAAAACTTTAGAGGCTTGTGATCACGAGGAAGAGGAGTAAGTAATGATTAATTTTAGTGCGTTAAGAGAGGCATTTAATGCTTCTTTAATAAAAAAAGCTTGTGCCATTGCTAACTCAAAGAAGTTTAAAGATGGTGATTATGACCATGCTTATGCTGCTATTGAGAAGTTAAAGAAAGGTTTAGCTGATGAGCCTAAAGTTGCAGCATGTTTAAAGAAAGCTAATGAATCAATAGCCTTAGCAGAAGATGACCTTGAGGAAGGTGTAGCAGTTGATATGCGAACTAAAGGTTATAAAGAAGCTATCGCAAGAGGCCTAAGTAAAGAAGCTAAAAAGAAATTAAAAGCTGAGAATTCTAAGACTTTACAAGATGCTAATAACGCTTTACTAGGTAAGAACGAAAATATGACTGCTGGTGGGAATGATTCAACTGGTCCTATCGCAGGCCATGATAAACCATTAAGTAAGAAAAAGAAAATCATGAAGCGCAAAGGATTTAAAGAATCCATTGAACTTGAAGAAGTGTTCAACCAAGCTCAAATGAAAAAAGCTATTGGTATTGCACGCAAATCAAGAGGTAACTATGACAAAGCCTATGCTGAAATCGAAAAGATTAAGAAAGGTTTAGGTGATGAAGATATTATTGCTCATGTATTAAAGAAAGCCAATGAGTCAGTTGAAATTGAAGAAGGTTCAAATGGACTTGAAATTCAAGAAAGTGTAAACTTTAAGGCAATGTCTGATAAAAAATTATTAGACTGGATTAAAAAGAATGATACTGAAGACAGAGTAACACCTGTATTTGCTCGAATGATTTTAACTGCTTATAAAGAAAAGAGACGCAGAAAACTGAAGACTGAAGAAGCATACGACAGAGGTTCTATTCGTGATTTTAAAGTTGGTGATAAAGTAAAATTCGTAGATGATAAATCTAGTCACCATGGGCAAACGGGAAAAATAACTAAATTGATTGGTGGTATTGGCGCAAGACAAAAAGCTCATGTTAAATTAGATAAAACAAAGAAAACAGTAATTGATATTTTAACATCAACTGATTTAATTAAAGAATCAGTTGAAGAAGCAGTTTCAATGAAAAATGCAAAAGGTATTGGTTTTGGTAAGAAAGGTGGATACGATAAGTATGTAACACTTGCTAAGAAGAAAAATGCTAAATCATATAAAGATGTATTGAAAGTATTATCACGTGAAGGTTTAGGTAAAGAAGAACTTGACAATGTTGCCGATTATGTAATGAATGCTTTAGGTGAGTCTGTTGACTTCTCATTAGAAGATGATTCTGGTTTACGAGATATGATTACATATACACAATTAATGGAAGGCGCTAATGTTAAATCAACTATGTCTGATTTAAACAAAAAGATGTCTTTACTAAAGACCGATGTTAAGGGTGGAAACATTAACGATATTATCACAAGATTGACGTCAATTGAAATCTTCATGGGCAAGGCAATAAAAGATTTAAACAAACTTGTTAAAGAATCAGTTGAACTTGAAGAAGCAAAAGGCAGTGATTGTACTATTCAGAATGATGGTAGAAATAACATCGCTGTATGTATTGATGGTCTTTCATTTGCTGATGCTCGTAAGGGTACACGTGGCGCTATGATGAATATTGATGGCTTTAAAAAGAAAGCTAAAGTTGCTTATGCAGATTCTAAAGGTAAACCTACTATCCCAGCTGTTAAGAAAGAAATCAAAGCATTAGGGGCTAAGAACTTCTATGCTAAATGGCAAGCGGATTCATCATCTTATAAAGACGATTCGGTAAAGATCTGGTTCACTAAGTAATGGCAAAGGTAACCAGCAGGCCTGAATTAATCGATCATTGCATGAGGGCATTAGGTGCCCCTGTGCTTGAGATTAATGTTGACGAGGATCAAGTAGAAGATAGAATTGATGATGCCTTACAGTATTATCAAGAGTATCATTCTGATGCTGTTGTTCGCGCTTACTTTAAACACCAGTTAACTGCTGATGATATAACTAATAGCTATATTGCTATACCTGATTCTATCACTTCAGTCACTAAGATATTAGATATGAAGAGTGGTGAGTCTGAAGCTATGTTTAACGCTGAATATCAAATGCGTTTAGCCGATATGAATACTTGGGGAATGCAAAGTTCTATCCAAGTGTTTGGCCAGAAGATGCAACACCTTGCTTTATTAGATCATCAACTGAATAGCTCTGAGCTACTTAGATTCAATCGTCATATGAATAGACTATATGTTGATGAAGGCTTTGGTAGTCTTCAAGCGGGTAGTTGTTCTATTATTGCTCATACCACTAAAACTGCTTGTGAAGCGGCAAGTGGTATATGGACAGAAGCGGGTTTCATAATCATTGAAGGTTTTGAAATTGTTGATCCACAAACATACTCCGATGTATATAACGATATGTTCTTAAAGAAATATTGTACAGCTCTTATTAAAAGACAATGGGGTGCTAACATGAGTAAGTTCGAAGGTATGCAATTACCTGGTGGAGTTACTATGAATGGTCTTCAAATCTTTCAAGATGCTGTTGAAGAAATTAATAAATTAGAAGAAGAAATGGCTTTGGCTTGGCAGATGCCGGACGACTTTATTATGGGTTAAACACTATGGCAACTTCAGTATATTTTTCAGGCTCGGTAAAAACTGAACAAGAACTCTATGAGGATTTGATCACCGAGTCTATGCAGATTTATGGACAAGATATTGTTTATATACCCCGCCAAGAAATTAGTAAGGACGAGATCCTTAATGAATCCTATTCAAGATTTACAGACTCTTATGTAGTTGAAATGTACATAGAGAATGCTGATGGATTTGAAGGTGATGGAGATCTATTAGCTAAGTTTGGTTTAGAGATTAGAGATCAAGCAACATTTATTGTTGCTAAACGCAGATGGCAAAAGCAGGTTGGCAAATGGTTATCAACAGCTCAAGGTGAATCGGATTCATTTAGACCTATGGAAGGAGATTTGTTATATCTTCCAATGTCTAAGAGTATCTTTGAAATCAAGTTTGTTGAACATGAAATGCCTTTCTATCAATTACAGAACTTACCTGTATATAAATTACAAGCTGAATTGTTCGAGTACTCAGATGAAGAGTTTGATACTGATATAGATACTATTGATCAAATAGAAACCCTTAATGCTACTTCATATACATACACACTAACTACTGGTACAGGTACATATAAGATTGGTGAAACTGTTACACAATGGACCGGTGTTAATGATGCTGGTGGTTTACCTATTAATATCGAAGGTGAAGTTGCTGCTTGGGAAGATTTAGGTTTGTCTACCGGTAACCTAACCGTGGTATCACTTAGCACTACCGATGGCGCCTTTAGACAATTATATGTTGATGCTGATATAACTAAACAGGTTATTGGTACAGAATCAGGAGCTACATACAATGTGTTAATTGCTGATACTGCCACTAATTACAACAGAGACGAATATGCTGCTAATGATATATTCGAAACAGAAGCTGATGGTATTATAGACTTCTCTGAAACTAACCCATTTGGAATGCCATAATGTTTTCTGATCATTTCTACAATTCAAGCACAAGACGGATGGTATCCGTGTTCGGATCAATGTTCAATAACATATCTGTTGAAAAGACTGATAGTGCTGGTAAAGTGTTACAACATATTAAAGTACCATTAGCCTATGGCCCGAGACAGAAGTTCTTATCAAGAGCTAAAGACTTAGATGACACTAAGATTGCTATTAAGTTACCACGTCTTTCATTTGAAATAACTGATATGACATATGATGGTCAATCAAGAATTAATAAGAGTAATAAATATGTTAAGGTTGATCCATTAGATAAGAAGAACGTTACTGCATTGGGTGCACCCGCTGTATATAAAGTGGGGTTTGAGTTAAACATTATGACTAAGACTCAAGATGAAGCATTACAAATCTTAGAGCAAATCTTACCTATGTTCCAACCAGACTATACTGTTACGATTACAGATATACCTGCGATGGAAATCAAGTCAGACGTTCCTATTGTATTAACTGGTGTAGGGCTTAATGATGAATATGAAGGTGACTTCTTAAGCAGAAGAACTATTGTATATACTTTGTCATTTGAAACACGTATACGTTACTATAAAGGTATTCAGAAACGCGGTATTATTGATAAGACAGAAGTATACTATAAAGATACAGATTCAAGAGAGAACATGGAAGTACAAAAGGTTGATGGAACAACCCTACCATATACGGAGACAATCGACTTTTTTAATGAACCGTAGGACATATATTATATGAGTGATAAAGATTTAAATAATGATTATGAAAAGATAAGAAAGTCTCTTTATGATTTAACCGATCAAGGTGATGAAGCTATTGAGCTCATGATGGAGCTTGCTAGGGAATCTGAACATCCACGCGCATTTGAAGTGCTCGGCCAACTAATCAAACAAAATGCAGAGATCAGTGAAAAGATCTTAAAGATGCATAAGACCAAAAAAGAAGTAGAGAAGGTAGATACTCCAGCCTTAGATGCTGCCGGGTCAATAACTAATAACAATGTGTTTATTGGATCTACTGCTGACCTACAGAAAATGCTACATGATGAGAAAGTGATTGATGTCGAACCAAGCCAGTAATACTTATTTAGGTAACCCGCGGGTACGTGGGGCTGATACTGCGCACCCCTGGACCAAAGAAGAACTGGTCGAATATGCACGTTGTGCAAAAGATCCTGTGTACTTCGCTAAAAAGTATTGTAAGGTAATTCATGTTGACCACGGGCTAGTACCATTTGAGTTGTATGATTATCAAGAGAAGATGTTTGAGCACTTTAATAGTAATCGATTCTCTATCGTATTAGCATGTAGACAATCAGGTAAATCAATATCAACTGTTGCTTATCTATTATGGTATATCCTATTTAAAGGAGAACAGGTTGTAGGTATCCTTGCTAACAAAGGTGCTACGGCTCGTGAAATGCTGGGTCGTATTACGTTGATGCTTGAAAATGTCCCATTCTTTCTCCAACCTGGGTGTAAAGCTTTAAACAAAGGTTCAATTGAATTTTCAAATAACTCTAGAATCATAGCCGCGGCTACTTCATCAAGTTCAGTTCGTGGTATGTCTATGAACCTAGTGTATCTTGATGAGTTTGCATTCGTTGAAAGAGATGTTGAGTTCTATACATCAACCTATCCTGTTATCTCCTCTGGTACTTCAACCAAAATTATTATTACATCGACACGTAATGGTGTTAATAACATGTTTAATAAGATATATGAAGGAGCCGTCCAAGGTACTAATGAATTCAAATCATTTAGAGTAGACTGGTGGGACGTACCTGGTAGAGATGAAGCGTGGAAGCAGATGACTATTGCTAATACGTCAGAGCTTCAATTCAAACAAGAATTTGGTAACGAAGTCATTGGGGCAGGTAATACTCTAATCAATGCTGAAACCCTAATATCAATGCAATCAATAGATCCTATTGCTATTAAAGAATCTGGCTCCCTTAACATGTACAAGGAACCTATCTTAGGGCATAACTATATCATGGCAGTTGACGTAGCACGCGGTAGAGGTATGGACTATTCAACCTTTAATATCATTGATGTATCATCAAGCCCTATGGAACAAGTGTGTGCGTATAGGGATAATATGATCTCCCCGCTACTATTACCTGACGTTATATATAAGTATGCTAATCACTACAATGAAGCCTATGTTATTGTTGAAAGTAATGACCAAGGAGCGGTGGTATGTAATGGATTATATTACGACTTAGAATATGAATTTGTCCATGTAGAATCATTAGTTAAAGCTAATTCTATTGGTGTTACTATGAATAAAAAGATTAAACGAATTGGTTGCTCTAACATTAAAGACATCATCGAACAAGGTAAATTAAAAATTAATGATAATGAAACCATTATTGAAGCATCATCATTTGTATCTAAAGGGTCATCTTATGAAGCAGATAAAAATGGTCATGATGACCTAATGATGAACCTAGTTATGTTCGGCTGGTTCTCAACAACCCCATTCTTTCAAGAGGCAACAGACATCGATATGAAAGCTATGTTGTATCATGAAAAGACCAAACAGATTGAAGATGATTTAATACCAGTAGGAATATTTAGCGAGCAAGAAGAGATCGATAATCCATGGGTAATATGGAAAGGCTAGGTATTATAAATAACTATATTGAATATAAACGTATTATGAATAAACTTATTACATCTTTGATTAGGAGAAGAAAACAATGGCATTTCTAGTATCACCTGGAGTACAGGTAAAAGAAATCGATTTGACTAATGTTATCCCTGCAACGTCTGCATCAATTGGAGCAATCGCTGGTTCATTCCAGTGGGGCCCAGCCGATACGATTATTACAGTAGGATCAGAAAAACAATTAGTACAAATCTTTGGTCAACCGAATAATGACACATATAATACTGTGTTATCGGCTGCTCAATTTTTAAGCTACGCAAACTCATTAAGAGTAGTGCGAGCAGTAGGCGCAACAGCGTTAAACGCAACATCATCAGGCACAGGTACACTACTGAAGAATGCTGATGCGGTAGAATCATACAGCGGTTCAGAAGAATTTGCCGCTAAATACCCAGGTGTTATTGGTAACAATATTGGTATTCATATATGTACAGATTCAGTCGGCTTTAATACATGGATATATAAAGATGCATTCAATTCAGCTCCAGGAACTTCAGCAGGAACTCTTGCTTTAGGCGGATCTAATGACGAAATACATATTGCAATTATTGATACTACAGGCGCTATTACAGGCACCGCAAATAGTGTATTAGAAACATATTCATATGTTTCACAGGCTTCTAATGCTAAATCTGCTGATGGTACATCAAACTACTGGGTGGATGTTATTAATAGTCAATCGGCTTGGTTAAATGTATTAAATGCTCCTATTGAATTAGCAGATTCAGGTGCAGTTATGGCTGGAACAACTTTTGATACAACAATTGATGGTGCAGCAGATAATATTTTTCATGAAACATTATCCGGTGCAGCCGATGATAATACATTAACAACTGGTGAGCTTATTGCTGGTTACGATATGTTTGCAGATGCTGAAACTGTTGAAGTTTCATTAATCATGAATGGTGATGTTAAAGCTGGTGCTGATGCAACAACTGTTGCTAATCATATTATTGCTTTAGCTGAATCACGTAAAGATTGTGTTGCGTTTGTTTCGCCTCCAATTGCTGCTTCTGTTAATAATACAACTCCTGTTACAGATATTAAGACTTGGAGAGATTCACTTACTTCATCATCTTATGCGTTTGCTGACTCAGGTGCTTTATATGTGTACGACAAGTACAATGATAAGTATCGTTGGTTAGCTGCTTCTGGTTCTATGGCTGGTTTATCTGCTAATGCTGATATGGTTGCTGATGCTTGGTTTAGTCCTGCTGGTTTCACACGTGGTAACCTACGTAATGTAACTAAGCTTGCATTCAATCCTAAGCAAGTACAAAGAGATGATTTATACAAAGTAGGTATTAACCCTATCGTTGCATTCCCTGGTGCTGGTACATTGTTATACGGTGATAAGACATTACAGTATAAAGCTTCTGCATTTGATAGAATCAACGTACGTAGATTATTCATTACTCTTGAAAAGGCTATTTCAAAAGCTTCTAAAGCGTCTTTATTCGAATTCAATGATGAATTCACTAGAGCTCAATTTAGAAACATGACTGAACCATTCTTAAGGGATATCAAGGGACGTAGAGGAATTACAGACTTTAAAGTAGTTTGTGATGATACTAATAATACTGGTAACGTAATCGATACTAATCGATTTGTTGCAGATATTTATATCAAACCTGCACGTTCAATTAATTTTATTACATTAAACTTCATCGCTACAAGAACTGGTGTTGAATTTAGTGAAATCGCTGGAGGTAATTAATCATGGCTATTTTAGGTGTAGACGATTTTAAAGCAAAATTAACCGGTGGTGGCGCAAGAGCTAATTTATTCAAGGCAACTTTAGGTTTCCCTGCATATGTTACTTCTGATGTATCGCTAGCATCATTTATGGTTAAAGCAGCTCAACTTCCATCATCAGTAATTAGTCCAATCATGGTTCCTTTCCGTGGTAGACAATTACAGATTGCTGGTGACAGAACTTTTGAACCTTGGACAATTACTATCATTAATGATACAAACTTCTCGGTTCGTGATTCTTTTGAACAATGGATGAATGGTATTAACCAACATAACAATAACACTGGTTTAACTAACCCTAATGATTACATGTCTGACATGATCATTGATCAGTTAGATAAAGATGGTACTGTTGTTAAAGGTTATAACATCAGAGGTTGTTTTCCAACTAATCTTGGAGCAATTGAAGTATCTTACGATACTGAAAATACGATTGAAGAGTTCACTGTTGAACTACAAGTACAATATTGGGAAAGCAATAAAACTACTTAATCAATAAACTAAAGGGGTCTTCTTCGGAAGGCTCTTTTATAAAGGTTATAAATAATTATAGTCTTTATAAAAGAGCACAACAATATAATTATGGCAGAAGAGAACAAATTATTCGGATTTTCTTTCAAAAGAAAGAAATCAGTAGAAAAAGTTAAAGCAAAATCATTCGTTCAAGATAACGAGGATGGTGCGTATCAAATATCTCCATCAGGTGGTTACTTTGGTCAGTACATTGATATTTCAGGTGATCAATTCCAGAATGATGCAGATCTTATATACAAGTATAGACAGATCTCGGTTTACCCTGAGATTGATGCTGCTGTTGAAGATATTACTAATGAAGCTATTACGGTATCGGATGATAACAAAATAGTATCATTAAACCTTGATGACTTAGAACAACCAGATAACATTAAGAAATTAATACATGAAGAGTTTGAAGCGGTTCTTAGAATCCTTGATTTTTCATCTAATGGTTATGACTTATTCAGGCGTTGGTATATTGATGGTCGTTTATTCTATCATGTGGTGATTGGTGATAAAGAAGGTACTGGTATTGTAGACCTTAAGCTCATTGACCCTACTAAAATCCGCAAGATTAAAGAGATTGAAAAGGTTATTGATCCTCAAACTAAAGCAGAATTAGTTAGAGAGGTTGGTGAATACTACCTATACCAAGAGCAAGAACATGTTACAAACTCTGAAGGTCTTAAAATATCAACAGATGCTATCATTCAAATCAACTCAGGTTTATTAAATGATACACGTGATAAGGTAATTGGTTACCTCCACAAAGCTTTAAAGCCAATGAATCAGTTATCTATGATGGAAGATTCATTAGTTATTTACAGAGTAAGTAGAGCACCTGAACGCCGTATATTCTATATTGATGTTGGTAATTTACCTAAGGGTAAAGCCGAAGAGTACTTGAATAATACAATGAATAAGTATCGTAATAAAGTTGTATACGATGCGGAGACTGGTGCTATTAAAGATGAGAAGGCTCATCGTTCAGTCATGGAAGACTTTTGGTTACCTCGTCGTGAAGGCGGTAGAGGTACAGAGATTGATACTCTTCCTGGTGGTCAAAACCTAGGTGAGATTGATGATATTATGTACTTCCAAAAGAAATTATATAAAGCATTAAATGTACCGGCCTCTAGATTAGAAGCTGACACTACATTTAATATTGGTAGATCATCTGAAGTTACTAGAGACGAGCTTAAGTTCCAGAAGTTTATTGATCGTGTTCGTACTAGATTTGCTGGCTTATTCTTAGAGGTTCTTAAGAGACAATTGATTCTTAAGAAGATTATTGTACCAAGCGATTGGAGAACTATTAAGCATGAGATAGCCGTTGAATATGAACGTGATAACTATTATGCTGAACTTAAAGAATCAGAGATACTTAAAGAAAGATTAGATAGTCTATCAATGATGGACGAATATGTCGGTGTTTACTTCTCCCAAGAATGGGTTAAGAAGAAGATTCTTAATATGAATGATAAAGACATTGAAGAGATGCAGAAGCAAATGGATTCAGAAGGCGATCAAGATATTGATGCCGATTTAATGGATTAGAAACATAAATTTATATAAATATATTATACAAGAGGAATAAATAATGGATATTAAAGATTTAATTGATGACATTGGTAAAGGTGATGCCCAAGCATCTAATAACACATTTAATAGTATTGTGTTAAGCAAGATGAATGTGGCTTTAGATGCTCGTAAAGAGGTAATCGCTAATGACATGTATGGTTCTAATGAGCCAATTAACACAGAGGAACCTAAGGCAGATGCTAACATTTAAACAATCATTTAATACTTTATTAGAAAGTAAAATGAAATTGCCTAAGGGCGAGACTATAGTAAAGGAGATTAGCAAGCTTGGCAAGAGCAAAGATGTTAATGCTCTTATTACTGGTAAGGCCAACAAGTTTATTCTATACGTAGATGAAACTAAACTAGATACTTTTAAATCAGTTAAAGATGCTGAAAAAGGTCTTAAAGAATTTTTAAAGGTAATGGGAGTATAACATGAATTTACATGAAGCTAGTATAGATCTATTAGAAGGTAAAGCAGAAGGTCAAATAATTAGTAAAATGCTTACTATGACTAAGGCTTTAATGAAAGAAGTAGATAAGTTATCTAAAATTGATAATGGTGATTTGCATGATCAAATTACTAATATGGATCATTTTACTACAAAATTACGTGATACAATTTTAAGAGCAAATAAGGTAAACCCTAAGTAATGAATATTAACGAAGCATACACCAGTATTAATGCTGTTGTGTTAAACGAGAAGTTTGACGAGAGGAAAGCTGAGGTAACACTTAAAGACTTGAAAATGGTATATGGTCAAGCTAAAATGATTGGTGCTAGTAAGGCTGCACAAGACGAATTAAAGAGAGTTTACTCAAGATTAGTGAGTGATTGGTTTGGTCATAATGAAGCTGGGAAACGTAAAATACCAACGGAGTTAAAATAATATGAAGTTAATAGCAGAATATACAAATGAAGGTTTAGGTTACTCGATTACTGAAGGAAAGAATGGTAAGAAAGAAACTTATATCGAAGGAATTTTTATGCAAGCGGAAGGCAAGAATAGAAATGGACGAGTTTATACTCGCGAAGTCCTTACTGCTGCAGTGGATAGATACAACAATGAACAAGTAATGACCGGTAGAGCCGTAGGTGAATTAAATCACCCAGAAGGCCCTTCGATCAACTTAGATAAAGTTAGTCACAGAATTACAGAACTTAAATGGAACGGTAATAATGTGATTGGTAAAGCACTAGTGTTAGATACTCCAATGGGTCAGATCGTAAAAGGTTTGGTCGAAGGTGGTGTTCAACTTGGTGTTTCAAGTCGTGGTATGGGAAGTTTGGAAAATAGAAATGGTGTTAGCTATGTGAAAGATGATTTTATGCTTTCAACTGTTGACATCGTGCAGGATCCATCAGCACCTAATGCATTTGTAAATGGCATTATGGAAGGTGTTGATTGGAAAATGGATGGCACAGGTCATTATATCCAAACAATTGAAGAAGGTGAGACTGAAATGATGGAAACAGTAACAGAAGAAGTGGTGGATAACACTGCATCTGAAGTTACTGGATTTGAGCATTTCCTCTCTAAACTATAACTCTAACAGGAGTAAATAATATGTCAGAAGAAATTAAAGACATCGCTGAAGAGGTTATTGTTGAGGAAACTAATACAGAAGTAGAAGCTCCCTTAACAGAAGCTCGTACGATATCTGCAATTAATGCATCTTTACAAGAAATGAATAAAGATGAATTGGATGCAATCTTTGAAGCTGCTGAGAAAGCTAAAGCGAAAGCTAAAGTTGAATCGGAAGATGAAGATGAAGATGAAGATGAAGACGGTGATGACGAAGAAGGTGAAGTAGAAAACGAGAAGAAAGAAGCTAAAGCTAAAACTAAGAAGGAGTCTAAAAAGGACAAATTCAAAGAAGATATTGATGCACTTGCCAATGGCGAAGATTCATTATCAGAAGGTTTTAAGGATAAAGCATCTATAATCTTTGAAGCTGCGTTACAATCAAAAGTGGCTACGACAGTTGTTGAATTAGAAGAGCGTTATGCATCTGATTTAACTGAAGAAGTAGAAGCTATTAAAGAAGACTTAGTTGATAAGGTAGATGGTTACCTTAACTACGTTGTTGAGAATTGGATGACCGAGAATGAAGTTGCTATTGAGCACTCTCTTAAGTCTGAAATCACAGAGTCATTTATCAACGCATTACATGGCGTGTTTGTTGAACACCACATCAATGTACCAGAAGATAAGGTTGAAATTGTTGATGCCTTAACTGAAGAAGTAACTGATGCTAAAGATCAATTGAATGCAAGTCAAGAAGCTAACATGGAATTATCAGAGAAAGTTAAAGCTTTCGAACGTAAGTCTATCGTTGCTGAAGCATGCGAGGGTTTAGCTGCTACTGAAGCTGCAAAATTAACTGAATTATCAGAAGCTATTGAAGCTGAAGACAATTCTGATTTTGCTTCTAAAGTCGCGACAATCAAAGAGTCTTACCTTAACAAAGACGAAACACAAGTTGATGTATCGGAAATCGATGCAATCAGCGAAGAAAGTGAAAAAGCAACGGTATTAAGTGATTCAATGCAATCATACTTATCAGCTATTTCATCTACTAAATAATTCTAATAGGAGAAAACACATGGAATTAAACGCAACACAACTACAAGAAAAATGGAACCCAGTATTAGAAGCTTCTGATGCAGGTACTATTACAGACGCATACAAACGTTCAGTAACAGCAATCGTTCTTGAAAACCAAGAGAAAGCCCTTAACGAAACTCGTATGGCTGCTGGCGGTACTGACGCAACTGGCGCGATTAACAACTGGGATCCAGTAATGATCTCACTAGTTCGTCGTTCTACACCTAACTTACTAGCATTTGATATTGCTGGTGTTCAACCAATGACTGGTCCTACTGGCTTGATCTTCGCTATGAAGTCAAACTACTCAGACGGTACTGCTGGAGCAGACGGTATTTCAGGTAATGCTGATGACGTTGCACCTACAGAAGCACTATTTAACGAACCTAATACTTCGTTCTCTGGTAAAGCTGGTGGCGCAAGAATGACTACGCTAGAAGCTGAAGGTAACAACTACAACGAAATGGGTTTCTCTATCGAGAAGCAAGTTGTTGAAGCTGAATCTCGTCAATTACGTGCTCAGTACACAATGGAATTAGCTCAAGACCTTAAAGCTGTACACGGTCTTAATGCTGAAACTGAATTGGCTAACATCCTTTCTTCTGAAATCTTAGGTGAAATTAACCGTGAGATGATTAAGAAAATCAATGCACAAGCTGTTGCATTTACTGCATTTGATGCTACTCCAGTTACTGGTACTTCTAAAGGTCGTTGGGAAGTTGAAGTATTCAAATCACTTATTACACATTTTGAAAAGGCTGCAAACGCAATTGCAATCGCTACAAGACGTGGTAAGGGTAACTTTGCTATCATCTCTTCTGGTGTAGCTGCTGCATTAAATGCAACAGGTTCAGTTCAGTATGGTAACGTTGCAACAACTGGTCTTGCTGATGTAAATGGTAACTTATTTATTGGTACACTTAACGGTGGCATCAAGTTATATGTTGATCCATTTGCTGCAACTGACTATGTAACTGTTGGTTATAAAGGTACTAACGCTTATGATGCTGGTATGTTCTACTGCCCATACGTTCCTTTATCAATGATGAAGACAATTGGTGAGAATGACTTCCAACCTAAGATTGGTTTCAAGACTCGTTACGGCGTAACTCATAACCCATTTACTTCGGGTGTTGACGGTGCTAACACGTACTACCAAACGTTTGCTGTAACTAACCTATAATAGGTAAGTAACAACTTAACGTGAGAGCCCCTTAATTGGGGCTTTTTTGTGCCTGAAATACGTATAAATAATAACATGCCAAATTACTTAAATCCAACCTCATTCGTATTACAGTTAGATACTGTAGTTTACCCAACAGCTGAATTTACTGTTCAAACTATGATTCTCCCAGACGTTACAGTCGACGGAGCACAATATCATACTCCATCTAGGTCTATTGCAATTGCAGCAGATAAGATAACGTATGGTGCTTTTGAATGTTCATTCTTAGTTGATGAGAACCTAATCAATTATAAAGAGATTTATGATTGGTTATATAATCAAGTGAATAACAATAACAGCGCTGCTAACGTAAGAGACTTAACTCTTAATATTCTATCGAGCTCCAATCTCCTAACTAAACAGATTAGATTTATTGATGCTTACCCTACAAACCTTTCATCATTACCTTTTGATATAACAACAACAGACGTGGAATACTTAACTGCGGTTGTTTCATTTAATTACTCATATTTCGAAATAGTATAACATGTCATGTCACTCTAAGTGGTGTTTATGGATAACAGCTATGTCTCAACTAACAGTGGCTTCTGTTATTGTATATGCAGGTCTTGTAGTTGGTTCTCACATGGAATCTTGGACCAAATCATTTAAACAAGGCTCTGACGATTTACATTCAATTAGAATTAATATGAATTCAATGACTTATTCAATGGAGTCTATCAATACAGATATGACAACGATGAATAATACAACTCTAGCAATGGAGAAACATATCCACGAGTTAAATGATAACATCACGGTGATCAACAAACAAATGTATTTAATGAATGGATCGGTTAGCAACATGGCCAACAAATTCTCACCGAGAGGTATGGCAAGAAGTTTTATGCCTTTTTAAGTGATATAAATAAAACTATATTATGAAGGTTATATTATGGACATACAAGAAATACTTGACATGTGGGAAAAAGATGGAGTCATCGACCAGTTTAAATTAGACGACACAACAATCAAAAACGCTACATTGCACTCAAAATACTTGAGTCTTATTACCGTAGCCAAACTCAAAAAGAAAACAATACAGCAATCATATGATAACCTACTTAAAGATAAGTGGTTGTATTATAATGGGAAGATGTCGCAATCTGAAATGGATATTAGAAAATGGGATTACGACCCGTTCAATGGACTTAACAAACCACTCAAAGGTGATCTAAATCATTGGTATAATTCAGATAAGGATATACAAAAGAGCCAGGCTGAACTAGAGTACTATAAAGTTATTATAGAAACACTAAAAGAGATATTAGATGCTATAAAATGGAGACATTCTCAAATAAAGAATATCATTGAATGGCGGAAGTTTGAGGCGGGCGTGTGATTGATATAAAGTTAGAAAAGATTGACGAAGCATATTTAAGAGTTATCTCTGATGATAGGGGTATCATGATGGAGCTGTCTGAGTTCTTTACCTTCTTCGTTCCCGGTTACAAACATATGCCGGCATTTAAGAATAAGATGTGGGACGGCAAGTTACGCTTACTTGATTTAAGAACTAATAAGATATACAGCGGACTACAAAAGTATATAGAACAATTCTGTATTGAACGTAACTATTCAATTGAAGTACCGTACCAAGAACCATTTGATGATAATATAGATTGGGTGGATCTATTACCGCTAGGTAATATTAAACCTAGAGATTACCAGAAAGATGCAGTCAAATATGGATTGAGTAATCGTAAAGGACTGTTGGTAAGTCCTACAGCTTCAGGCAAATCTTTAATCATATACCTGTTAATTCGATACTTCATGGAATATAATAAGAGTAAGAAGATATTGCTTATTGTACCTACAACATCACTTGTTAAACAAATGTATGGTGACTTTGCTGATTATTCCAAGGATGACGAAACGTTTAATCCTAATGTATGTCACCAAATCATGGCTGGTATTGACAAGAATGCAGATACACAAATCTATATCAGTACGTGGCAATCCATATACAAGATGCCTAAAGAATATTTTCAACAATTTGGTATGGTGATAGGAGATGAAGCACATAACTTTAAAGCTAAATCACTAACATCTATTCTTACGAAGTGTTCTAATGCTGAGTATAGATTCGGTTTAACCGGTACACTTGATGGTACACAAACGCATAAGCTAGTATTAGAAGGTTTGTTCGGGCCTGTATATAATGTTACAAGTACCAAAGCATTGATTGATGACAATCACTTATCAGATTTAGATATTGAAGTGGTGCTCTTGAAGCATCCTGAGGAAATGTGTAAGGTAATATCCAAGTTAAAATATCCTGATGAAATCTCGCACATTGTCTCTTATGATCCTCGCAATAAATTTATTAAGAATCTAGCATTAGATCAGAAGGGTAATACATTAGTTCTATTTCAATTTGTAGAGAAGCATGGCATACCATTACATAAGATGATTGCTGATGCAGCACATAAAGATAGAAGAATATTCTTTGTAGCAGGCATGACAGACGCAGACACACGCGAGGATATAAGAGCTATTACAGAAACTCAGAATGATGCTATTATCGTAGCAAGTTTAGGCACATTCTCCACAGGTATTAACATTAAGAATCTCCATAACATTATCTTTGCATCTCCAAGTAAGTCTCAGATCAAAGTATTACAGAGTATTGGACGTGTTCTTCGTAAATCTGCTACAGGCCAACCAGCAAAAGTATATGATATTGCTGATGATCTCCATTGGAAAAGCCGTAAAAATTATACTCTTAACCATAGTGCTGAACGGATTAAGATATATGCTAAACAGAAATTTAGATTTAAAATACACGAGGTGGAGCTATTATAAATACATATATGGAAGAAGATAATAAACTACCAACCACATTAGAAGAACTACCAATCAAGTTCTTTAAATTAATGAGTGGTGAATCAATTATATCATACACACATGATGTTGATAATGAGTATTGTATCGGGTTAGAAGAACCTATGACAGTATCTACTAATACAGAACATGACTATGTTTTAACTCCTTGGATACCATTTGCCGATGGTAGAGTACATATATTAGAAGCTATGAATGTTGTTATTGAATCTCCTGTAGATACTCATATGAAGGCTCAGTATATGAAAATAGTACTTAATACTATAATAGAAGATAATATCAAACCTGAATCTAAAGTACTTCATTAAATATATAGTACTATCCTGGCTCGACTACTTAGTCTATTATATCACACTTTACGGTAAATGTACACCCTTTTATCACTTATTTTTAAAATAAAAAATAAACAGCTATTTAGTGTACTTTTAGTAAGAAATATGTTATAATAGATCTATAAACTTTATAATTAATGAGACTTATATCATGACTGAAAAGATCAAACCAAGAGACAAACCCCATTACGTAAACAACAGAGACTTCTCTTATGCAGTAGTTGATTACGTCACCGCTTATAAGAAAGCTCAAGAAGACACTCCCGATAAACTCCCACAAGTAACAGATTATATTGCTACATGTTTTATGAAAATATGTGAAGGATTAAGTCATAAACCTAACTTTGTAAGATACACTTATAGAGATGAAATGGTAATGGACGGGGTAGAGAATTGTCTTAAAGCAGTATACAACTATAATATTGAAGCTGCTACAAGAACTGGTAAGCCCAATGCATTCTCTTACTTCACTCAAATCGCTTACTTTGCATTTGTTAGACGTATCATTAAAGAAAAGAAACAAGCCGACATTAAGTATAGATTCATGGAACAAGCAGATGTAGAACAATTCATGGTTGGCATTGATGTTAATAACCCTGTTGATAGCGCATTCATTAATACATTAAGAGAGAAGATATCTAAGATCCGTATTAAGGATGAGGCTATCAAAGAGTTTGCTAAAGAAGAAAAGGAAGTTAAGAAAAAGGGTTTGGAGTTGTTTACAGTATGAAAATTGCTGTAATATCGGATACACATTGTGGTGTAAGAAACTCATCAGAAATCTTTATGCAATACCAAGAGGAATTTTATAGAGATATATTCTTCCCATATTTAAAAGAACATGATATTACTAACATCTTTCATTTAGGTGATT